CCACTGTAGTTGCTAATAGTTTCCAAATATGATATCATCATTCCGTTAGACTTATTTAACTTATCTAGGGACTCTACCACGTCAGATAAGGTTGCGCCTTGATTTCCAGAAAACACATTGGATACGTTAGGAATTGCTGCTTGAGCCTGCGGTAATAATTGGCTAAGCTGACTAGATACTCCTGATAAATCTGGACCAGCACTGGGTATTTTACCCCGCATGTCGTTGACAAATTCGTTAATCTTGCCAAACGGTACAACAGCTTCAGGACCATTTTCGCGAATATTGGCTAGACCACTAGGACCACCAAACCACGAACCCCACACATCTTTAGATCCTTCTGCTTCGCCTTTAATTCCTTTACCGTCAATAGTCAATGAAGTTACAGTACCCACAGTCATGTTAGCAATCTGACCAATTTTATTACCAATTTCTCCTAGTAGATCGCCTGTAGTACTAGTGGAACGCATGCCCTGTATTTGTCTTTTAACAGCATCGGCTGGACTTTCACCTGGCACAGGTACATTAGTTCCTTTGCCTTGTGTTCCTCTAAGAGTTTCTTCTGCAACTTGTTTAGCATCTGCCTCGGGAGTACGTCTTAGATATTTGTCAGCCATAGCAGATAACGTTGGCGCAATCTTATCATTTAACGGCGTTGCTATTCCTCGCATAGCCGTAGCAAGTATGTCGTTGTACTTATTTTGTACAGCTATAATTGCCGCAGTACTTCCCGAACCAGCAGTTGGTGTATCAGCAGCTTTTGATTGTTTTATTGCTTCTGCTGCTATAACTTCTGGACTTGCATTTTTAAACTGGGGATCAGATCTAATAGCAGTTACAATATCAGTATAGGATTTAGTAGCTTTGAAATTAGGATCAAGTACAGACTCATTTAGGGGATTCCTGTTGCCTTGCGTTCTTGCGAGTAATAGTGTTCGATCATTGTCATTCTTTTCTGCGCCTGCAAGAAATTTATTCTGGGCGGCAGTAACTGCTTCTGCATTGCCTTCGCCAACTGCTTTTGCAGAATCAAGTATTGCTTGGCCTTGATCACCTAATATACTAACATATTGTGCGGTTTTTTGAGAAGTCAGTGCTCCTTCATTAGCAAATGCATCTTTAAAGGCAGCAACTGCACCTTCACCGCCGGCTGCTTTAGTGAAATCTAATTGTCTTAAATATTGCTCTCTTGCTGCTTTTGCATAATTTGTGCCATTTTTAGCATCATCAAGTTCCATTAATTTAAATCTTGCTTGAATTTGAGAATCTAATGCGGCCTTTCTATTTTCTTCTTCTAAGTTTTTACGATTTACACCAGTGAGTTTAGCAACTTTATCCATTTCAAATGCTAGTTTCTGTGTTGAGTCTACAGCATCTTTGCCGGCTTGCGAGCCAGCTACTGCGTTTGTTCGTTGAAAACTAATCACCGATGCTAGTGTTTCATTGAGTTCAGTATTTGCAAAACCCATTTCTTGCAATCTTTGCGTCACTGGGCCTAACTCAGAATCAAACGCAAACATGCTATTACTGAGCTTACTAAATTCTTGAGCTCCTTTAGCAACATTACCACCTAATACTGCAAGACCTGGACCTTGCTCTTTGATTAAATCTGAATATTCAGAAAGCGATAGTCTCGCCACACTAGCAGAAGTAGCCATTGACACAATATCATTGTCAAAATTTGCTCCAGCAGCACTGAGTTCTCTCCAGGTACCTAAATTATCATGAATGGCAGTTTTAAGGCCGTTAAACACTAAAGCTGCTTCTGCTGCGCCGGCGCCAGCTGTTCTAAGACCTATTTCTAAAGGTTTTGCTGCAGAGTCAAGACTTGCAGTTACTCCCCCAAAACCGCTGATAAAGCTGTTGACTCCTCCGCCAGCGGCACTGCCTAACCCGATACCATTAGCTTTGAATACTTTGGCCGTTATCTCGGCTTGTCGACGCATTTCGTCGTCAGTTAGTGGTCTTGAACCTGGATCGGCCATAAAAAAATCCTAGAAATATAATATATTTATAGGATTAATAAAGTATGTATATTATCAACTACTGTGATTTAGTCTGACCACGTGCTAGAACAGCATCAACTTTTTGTTTGGCTTCAGGGTAATCCTTAACTAAATCTTGAATAAAACTAGTATTAATTATATTCATGTTTGGGGATCCGTCAGCGTTAGTAATAAAAACATTGCCAACTTTAACTTGATTTGCATCAGCTGCGGCTGCTGCACTAGTGCTAGCAATCTGAGATTGAGCTGCCGGATCACCTTTAGCTGCTTTGTCTTTTGTTACAGCAGCTTTCTTTTCAGCATCATCTTTATAAACATCAGTACCTGTAACCTGTTTGTATAGTTCACTCCAGATGGCTTCTGGTACATAACCAACATAGATCAATGGTTTAACTAGATGTCCAGCAATCCATTCCTGTGCTGCGGGCGACCCTAACCATACAGACAACGCAGTGAAAAATGCCTGTTCTGCAAAGAGTCCAGCAAGAGCTGGTGCTGCGGCAAGACCACCACTGCCTATAGCCGCTGCAACTGCTCCGCCACCAGTGACGAAACCAACAATCAGACGGACTACTCCATTAACTGCGCCGGCAAGGCGTAGTTTGCTAGCCAATGCTGGCAATAGAATAGCTGCTGTAAACTGACCAAAGTAAAGTTCTCTGTAGTGTTTGAAATCTTCTTCAGTTATAGTAGGATCGTTTTTGTATTCTTCCTCGGCATTATGTAGATTCCAAACCAATGTGCCTGCTGAATCCAGCACACCTAATACCCATAGGACCTTGGCCCAGAAACCAATAGTGACCTGCCATTTGTCGATAATATCAGGTGCTTTTGTCTTGGCCGCTGTGGCACGAGCCTGTACTCGTTGGAAAAAGTTCATTGATTTAGCATTGCTTGCGGCTGCCGCGGCAGGTGCAGCAGATGGTGCGTTTCTAGCAGCGGCTCTGGCAGATAAACTACCGGGAGATACTACAGTACGTTCGGAGATGATGTCTAGGATTTTCATAGATGATATATTTATCAGACCTACACGCCAAAATAAAAATACCTAAAAAGTGCGCATATAAATACACGACTACAGGGAGTCCCTATGACTAATCCACTACAACAATATTTTAGACAGCCGAAGATCTATATCAAATTGCCCAGCAAGGGCATCTTTACCAAGCCCGGTACCATACAGGGCGATGCGAATAAACTGCCTATCTACGGTATGACTGGCATGGACGAAATCATGGCCAAAACTCCAGATGCCCTGCTCAGCGGTGAAAGTGTGGTCAAGATCATGGAAAGCTGTTGCCCCAGCATCAAAGACGGTTGGGACATCAGCACTATTGACACCAATCTCTTGCTGGTGGCCATACGCATTGCCACCTATGGCAGTGCTATGACTGTAGCACACACTTGTAGTGCCTGCTCTACAGAAAACGAATATGAACTAGATTTGGTCAAAATTATTGACTACTATGCTGGTCAGAACTATGTCAACACCGTGGATCTAGATCAGTTAACTGTCAAATTAAAACCACTTAACTATCGTCAGATCAGTGAGCTTGCCATTAAAAGCTTCAAGATCCAGCAGCAGGCAGCACAGTTGATCCGAATATCACAGAATCAAGAACTCACAGAAGAGCAGGACACACAGCTAAAACAGCTCTACTCCGAACTGGCCAACATGCAGAATGAAATTTACAAGATGTCTGTGGAAAGTGTAGAAACTGGCAATATGAATGTGACCGAACAGAAGTTTATCCTAGAGTGGCTAGACAATGCAGATGCCACAGTGTTTGACGCAATCAAAGCAGTAGCTGAACAAAATACCAAGGCATTTGCTGTGCCCACTCAGCCCGTGACCTGCTCAAATTGCTCTGCTGCCACTGAAATCGCCGTGGAGTTTGATAACTCAAATTTTTTCGCCAAAGCCTAATTAGTACACCCACGGAAGAAATTCAGGACACACTAGTTAGGCTAGATGATCAAGTAAAACAATTCAAAGAAGAGCTATTCAGAATAAGCTGGTACATGCGTGGTGGTGTGTCAGTTCAAGAACTACTGCATGTCTATGATGCTGATGATCGTGCCATGATCTATCGAGTTATCAAAGAGAATATTGAAGCTACTAAAGAATCACGAATGCCATTGCTCTAAGAAGAACTGCGTTCTTCTGTTCTTCGCTTGCGCTCGAACTTTTCTCCTTATCTGATAGCATAATCAAGTGCGAAGCACTTAAGATATTATCTAGATTGTTCAGTCACACTTTGCCCTAGCCGGGCAAAGCGATCGACATTATCTGAGTTGCACAATGTCACTGTAGCGGTATGGCATTACAGAGGCGGTCATCCTGTACCTCGAGCCAAGTCTTTATATGACGGCGGTTGCTGTACATTCGCTACCATGCACAACAACGTAGGGTTTTTCTCCCTTCTTTTAGCCTTTACAATTTTTCTCTTATATTTCAAATGGATTCAATAGGCACGTTCCATCGGGGTCCTGTTAAGGATACTGAAATATAACTCTGCTACCGGTCAGAAATTCCTTGCCCTGCGACCCGTGGTCCAGTTAAAAGGCGCCTACAACGCTGGCGAAAGCTGTTAATTTGGTAGTTTACTGCCTAGTTTTCTTGGAGTTTACGTATGTGTGAACCATGTACACGCACTTGGATATGACCGTTATAATAGTCATTTGACTCCAAGACACGCCGACTAAACTGTTCACGAGCCTCTATATATGAGCATTCTGCTTTACTGCCACAGTAGTACAGTATCTCTCTGTGGAAGTTTTCCGGACCTAACTGCGCAACATCTTTGCTGAGTTCTGGTGAACTACCATAGTAGTCCCGCCAATCACTGTCAATTTTGCTGCGGATTTTCTTTTTCTTCTTGTTGCCGTTTTTAAGTTTTACTACTCTAGTGGTGGTTTTTGAGAATTTTGCTAGTTTTTTGCCTATGTACTTGCGGCCTGTGGTCTTGTTTGTAATCAAGTATACAAAACCCACACAGGTTTCTGGTAATTCTTCTACTAATTGATCCGCATAGTACCATGACATCAATTAGTTATCGAGCTAGTCTTCCTTGTTACCTCTCTTTTGAGCGCGGCGAATCTTGCGCTCGTCCAACTGCTGACGTTTATTGACCTGCCACTTTCTAATAGCCTTGCGCCTTGCGGAACACACGTTCCTAATATCTGATAACAAATGCCTTAGTCTAATACTGCTGGCGTAGGTGCCCTCACTGAGCCACTGCTGATTTTCAGCAAAATAGACCCTGAACACACGCATGAGTTCAGCATGTAGCTCTTCGTCTTGCGGTGTCACTCTGTAACCTCTAGATCGTTGGCATAGGATGTAAATCCGTTTTCTTTGATCACACGCAGAACATTGTTGACACGTCCGATCAGCTCGTCTTTGTGCGATATCAAGAATATATTCTTTTTACGTTCTCTGCTCATCTTCTTAAGCACACCCAATGCGCCCTCGACACCTGACGCATCTAGCCCGTTGTCTATAAGTTCATCAACAAACATGAGATTGATCTGCTGATATAGACTTTCCCACACGTCACGGAACGCCCACGACAGGCCTAAGATAAGACGATTACGCTCTCCTCGACTGAGATTATCAAAATCCAAGTCTTGCCCCAGCTGTGTTATCAGTACTGATAGATCGTTTTGAAACAGAACAGTGTGCGGTAAGCCCATCTTGTCCAGGTAATAGGTCAATCTATTGTTCAAATAGGCTAGGTTTTGATCTATGATCTTTTTGCGTATAAATGAATCTTTTGATGTCAGCAGTTTAAGCAGGAATTCTTGATGATCTTTCAGTGTGCTGAGTTCGTTAACACGATCCCAAGATATAGTCTGCATGGCTGTATTGCGTAGCTCGTCAATTTGCTCTTGATAGGGATCTGACTCGCCCGCTTTGACAGCCAGCTGAGTTTCCAGAGTTTTAAGGTTATTCTGATGTTTCAGCGCCTGCTCTAGAGTGTCATAGTAGGTATTGGGTCTAGCAGCCACTTCGCCCACTGCGGCTATTTCACCAGTGATTTTAGCAAGATCTTTTTGTACCTTGTCATAGTATTTCCTGGCCTCGTCAAGGTGCCCTTGTGCCAGAGCAGTCATTTCTTCATGCTTATGGTCATGGAGTTCTTGTTCACAAGCGTGACAGGTCTTGTTAGCCAACTTGGCGAGCTCGCCGTCGTACTTTGTGACGCTTCGCTCTGCTTGCGCTATCGCGCTATCTAACGTAGCACGTTCCTTATTTAGGC